ACAAAAGGAATGTCAGAAGTAATAAGGTCAAGCCTAAATCTATTAAGACCGCCTCCCAGTCTAACAATAAGTGATTGGGCAAATAAGTTTCGTATCTTATCGCCAGAAGGAAGTAGTGAAGCTGGTAGATTTGAAACTTCAAGAGCAATATTTCAAAAAGAAATAATGGATGCATGTGCAGACCCATCTGTAAATGAAGTTGTGGTTATGTCATGTTCCCAAGTAGGAAAAACAGAAACTTTATTAAATGCAATAGGTTATTATATTGCTTATGAACCAGCGCCTATCCTTATGGTACAGCCAACTTTAGAAATGGCTAGAAGTTGGAGCCAAGATAGATTGGCTACTATGGTTAGAGATACTCCAATTATAACAGGCAAAGTTGCAGATGTTAAAAGTAGAGATAGTGGTAACACAACACTTCATAAAACATTTGAGGGTGGACATATAACAGCATGTGGAGCAAACTCTCCAGCTTCTTTAGCAAGTAGACCTATTAAAATTGTATTATGTGATGAAGTAGATCGTTATCCAGCTACAGCTGGTGCAGAGGGGGACCCAGTTTTATTAGCAAAAAGAAGAAGTGCAACTTTTTGGGATAGTAAATTAATTATGACATCTACTCCAACTGTTTCAGGTGCTAGTAGAATTGAAAGTGCTTATGAAAATAGCGACCAAAGAAAATTTTATGTTCCTTGTATACATTGTAAGCATAGTCAACTTTTAGAATGGAAAAATGTTAAATGGGAAAAAGACAGACCAGATACAGCAGTTATTGAATGTCCTGAATGTCATAAAACAATGGATAACGCAGATAGAATAAGAACTATATCAAAAGGACATTGGAAAGCTAAAAATAAGTTTACTGGTATAGCTGGGTTTCATTTGAGTGGTTTATATAGCCCATGGGTTTCATTAGAGGAGGCAGTATCAGAATTTTTAATGGCAAAAAAAATGCCTGAAACATTGAGAGTATTTGTAAACACATATTTGGGCGAAAGTTGGGAAGACGCTGGAGAACGAATAGATGATATGGGATTATTTAAAAGGAGAGAAGCATATACTGTTCCTGAAGAAGTTTTAGTAATTACAGCTGGAGTTGACATCCAAGATGATAGAATTGAGATGGAAGTAGTAGGTTGGGGTATGGATGAAGAAAGTTGGAGTCTAGATTATATAAGAATATATGGAGATCCATCAGCACCTAGTATTTGGAATGAATTAGATATGCACCTATCTAAAGTTTATGATTGTATTGACAAAACTAGAATGAAAATAATTTCAGTATGTATAGATAGTGGACACCATACAAATCAAGTTTATAAATTTTGTAAACCAAGACTTGCAAGACGAATATTTGCAATTAAAGGACAAGCTGGAGAAGGTAAAACTATTATTGGTCGTGCATCTAGAAATAACATTATGAGATGTCCTTTATTTCCAGTTGGTGTAGACACAGCAAAAGAATTGATATATTCAAGACTTAATATAAAAGACGCTGGTGCTGGTTATTGTCATTTTCCCATGAAATATGATGAAGAATACTTTAGGCAATTAACAGCAGAAAAAATTGTTACGAAATATAGACGAGGATTTAAAAGACGAGAATGGGTATTAATGAGAAGCAGAAACGAAGCGTTAGATTGCAGAGTATATTCTTTAGCAGCCCTTTCAGTTCTTAATGCAGATTTAAAGATGTTATATAAAAACAAAAAAGGACAAACAGATAAACAATCAAAAGTCAACCGCTCTAGGTTGAGAAACTATCAAAAAAAGAGTAATTTCGTTTCATCATGGGAAAATTAAATTAAATGGCAAACTTATTCACAGATATACCTGAAAAAGAACCAATACAGATTTTTAAAGGCGAAACTGTTGTATGGAAAAGAACAGATATAGGTGTAGATTATGACCCATCTAGTCATTCAATGGTATGGGAGGCATCATTAGAAACAAATGGTTCAACAAGATTTAGTGCAACTGTTACAGAATCAGGAACAGAATATACATTTACTTTAGATAATTCAAATACAGCAAACTATACAGCTGGAGATTATAAATGGTTTTTAAAAGTTCTTCAAACAAGTGATAGCGAAACTTTAATTATAGACTCTGGAAAAATAACAGTTAAAGATAATTATTTTGCAACTACTGGAGATACTCGTTCTCATGCAAAAATAATGGTAGACAAGTTAGAGAGTTTAATTGAGGGAAAAGCTGATAGTGATGTTTCTAGTTATGCTATAGCTGGAAGAAGTCTTAATAAATTAACTCCTGACGAATTAATCACTTGGTTTAATTATTATAAGGCACTCTATCAACAAGAAATAAAAGAATTTAGAATAGGCAATAATGAGGGTAGTGGAGCAGTAATAAAGGTAAGATTTGATGACATTTCGTGAGAGAATAATTAATTGGTTTAGAAGAAGAAGAAAAAGATATAACTTCTATACTGGAGCAAGTACCAGTAGAATATTAAGTAATTTTGTTACTTCAGGAAAAACAGCAGATAGTGAAATTAGACAAACAATAAAAGTTTTAAGACATAGAGCAAGAGATTTAGCAAAAAATAATGCTTATGCTCGTAGATTTATTAATGCTTATGTAGATAATGTTGTAGGACCAAGAGGAATGCATCTACAAGTTAGAAGTAGGGACCCGAATGGTGCATTAGATACATTTGCTAACTCATTAATTGAAATGAGATGGAAAGATTTTACTAAAAAAGGTAATTGCACAGCAGATGGTAAATTATCGTTTCTAGAAGTACAGAGATTGTTTGCTGAAATTTATGCAAGAGATGGAGAAGTATTAGTAAGAACAATTTACAATTTTGACAATCAATCTAAATACGCATTAGAGTTTATAGAGTCTGATAGGTTAGACCATGAATTAAATGACAATTTAAGTAATGGAAATATAATTAGAATGGGTGTTGAAATAAACAAATTTGGCAGACCAATCAATTATTATATTTTAAAAGTACATCCTGATGATAATTTTCATAGTCCAGCTACATACGAAAAAGATAAATACAATATTGTTCCAGCAGAAGAAATGATACATTTCTATCATCAAGAAAGACCAAATCAAACAAGAGGTGTTCCTTTATTGTCTTCATGTTTAAAACAATTAAAGATGTTAGATGGCTATATGGAAGCTGAACTTGTTGCGGCAAGAGTGGGTGCATCTAAAATGGGTTTCTTTAAATCAGGAGATGGAACTGCTTATACTGGGGAAGATAAAACAGATACTAACAATCCTATAATGAGTGCAGAACCAGGCACATTTGAACAACTACCAACTGGAGTAGACTTTCAATCATTTGACCCTCAACATCCTACAACAGCATTTAAAGATTTTACAAAATCTGTAATCAGAGCAATAGCAAGTAGTTTAAATATTAGTTACAACACACTAGCAAACGATTTAGAAAGTGTGAACTATTCTAGTTTAAGACAAGGTGCTTTAGAAGAAAGAAGTCATTATCAATGTGAACAACATAGAATGATAGAGGGTTTTATGAATATAATTTATGCTAAATGGTTGAACATGGCATTTCTAGCTGGTAACTTGTCCAATTTGCCTGATGGTAAATATAATAAATTTAATTCTCCAATATGGCGACCTAGAGGGTGGCAATGGATTGACCCTAAAAAAGAAGTTGATGCTTTACAAATAGGTATGAGTAATGGGTTTTTATCTATGCAAGATGTTCAAGCTGGTTATGGTAGAGATGTTGAAGATGTTTTTGCTAGTATACAAACTGAAAAAGAACTTGCACAGAAATATGGAATTCAAATAGCATTTGAACCATTTGGAGATAAAGGTATTCAACAAGTTAATGAAAAGGTTGAAGATGAAGAATAAATTGGATAATAACAAAGATATGGAAACAAAAATCAAATTAGGGCAAAAAGATGACGCTGAAGAAATCAGGGACAGGGAAATTTCTGATAGCAACGCACCTTTGGTATCAGAAGTACATGCCGAAAAAAAACCAAACGAAACAGAAGAAAATACTGAAAGTAGTGAGCAAGTGGAAAAAGAAAACCAAGAAGATTTAACTTACGAAAACAAATCAATAGAAAACAAAGAGAAATTAATCAAAAAAGAGTTTAGAACTTTCTCTATAAAAAAACCATCAATAGATAAAGCTGAAAGAAAAGTATCTATGTCTATTGCAAGTGAAGAACCATATCAAAGAACATTTGGAACAGAAATTTTGTCGCATGATAAAGGCGAACAAGACTTTAAGTTTCTTAATAGTGGGAGAGCACCTTTATTGCTTAACCATGATTTTGAGAAACAAATAGGTGTTATTGAAAGTGCTAAAGTTAGCGAAGCAGACAAGACAAGTCGTGCAATCGTTAGATTTGGACAATCTCAACTAGCTGATGAGGTCTTTCAAGACATAGTAGACGGCATTCGAAGTAATGTGAGTGTTGGCTATGAGATAACGAAGATGGTTAAAGCAAAAGGTAAACAAGATGAGGACAATCCGAAGTACCGAGTAAACTGGAAACCATTGGAGGCTTCTATTGTTTCTGTACCAGCAGACACAACTGTTGGAGTTGGCAGATCAGTAGAATTTTCATCAACCGACAACAATTCTTCTAAAGAAAGAATTGAAGTCATAACTAGGGAAAACACAATGGAAAAAGCAAAAGAAACTCCAAAAGTTGAAGCTCCTCAAGTTAATGTTGAAGAACAAATCGCTAAAGCGAGAAAAGACGAAACAGCTAGAATTAAAGAAATTACTCAACTAGGTGCAAAGCATAACTGCTCTGACTTAGCAAGTAAAGCAGTTAATGATAATGTTTCTGTTGCAAACTTTAGAGGAATTGTTTTAGACAAACTTGGTAATGCAAAACCTTTGGACAAAAAAGACAACATTGGACTTTCTA